ACGCCGTTGGCGTCTACGAGGACGTGGTTACTGAAAACGGGGGGACGTCGGATAGACAATGTGTCGATGGAACACCTGAGAAGCGAAAAGTTGGGTCGCCCTGCCACCCGGTCGGGACAAATTGCGTCCCGTGTAACAGGTACTGATTCCTGTTGACCCTACTGCCAAAATCTTGGCAAACTACTGTACAAACATACAGTATCAGGGCCGGGTTGGACGGGAGAGATGATGAGCGGGAACGGAGGGAAGCGGAGCGGGTTACGGTGCAGGCCGGGGGATCTGGCGATCGTGACAAAGTGTGGGGTGCCGGAGCGGATCGGGCTGATCGTGCGCGTCGTCGAGCGTTGCACTGACTCAGGCTACGATTGGCTCACCGAAGTACAAGGTCCAGGCTATCCCGGCAGAGACATTCGAACAGGGTTGCGCGGCCTGTGCAAAGAAGCGCTTGTCCATGATTGGAATCTGACCCCTATTAATGGTCAGCATCTTCAATGCCGCCCCGAACAAGGCGCTGCTGATCGTCTCCACGAAAAAGCCTGAGTGTCTGGCGAAGAACTTTGAAGGCCTCAGCCCCGAGGCCATTGTTGTCTGCGTCAATGATCGCGGTTATCAGGGCGCGGCTTTCTGGGCTTAACTTCTGCGATTTTTCTGATGTAGATTCGTGAGCCACATCATTGACCACCTTGCTGTTTCCCACCAACGCCGCCGCCGCCATGACTTCAAGAGCGATGCGGGGGCTAATCTCCTCAAGCCCACACCCGAACGCCTTGGCGTAAGCGATAGCTGCCTCTCGCCCGATGGGACGTTTGGCCGTGATGTGCTGATAGACCATGGCGTCGCCGCCCGGTATGGAGTTGTCAGTAGCGAACTCTTTACGGTTCGGAACGCCGCGAAACCTTTCAGCCAAATGCTCCGCTTCTTCGGAAAGTGTCCAGATTCTCATGTAGCGATGCTATGTAACTTTCAATGAAGCGTGGCTTGATTTGTTGATGAAGCGCTGCTACATTTGCGCCATGGACATCCTTACCTACCTCATGGCTCGCAACACGTCTCAGGCTGATTTTGCAAAAGCCTTGGGCGTCTCCCAGGGTCTCGTGTGCCAGTGGATCAAAAAGCGCCGTCCGGTCGCTGCCGACCGTTGCGTCGCCATTGAGCGCGCTACTGATGGCGCGGTCACCCGCCGCGACCTTCGCCCCGACGACTGGCAAGACATCTGGCCCGAGCTTGTGCAGCCGAAGGAGGTTGCGTGACCACTTCTGCCATCGAAATCGAGATCCCTGTCGACGCCGCGCCGCTTCTGACTGCGCTCGACAAGCTGCTCTGCTCGATTTCCGAACATCCCGAGCTGGCGCCGATGCTGCGGGAAGAACTGTCGAAATCTGCATCGATCGGTGCCGCGCTGATGACCCCAGCCCGCGCATTGTGATCGCGCCGAGCCTCGGAATCCGGGGCGGATCGCATAGGTCACTGCCTCGCAGCGATGGCCAGCCGATCGAGCATCGCGCGTAGCGAACTCGAGGGCTCAACCGACGTAGATGCTTTGGTGAACGCGATCGTTGCCTCGCAGTACGCAACGAAACATGCGAGGAACGAACCGTCTCGGCTCTGCATGAAGGCCTGCAAGTAGTGCAGCAGAACCTTCGTGGCGTTTGAGTCCGCGCTGGTTGCGAGCAGGGCAGCGGTGAGGTCTTCGATCTGCTCGCTGGTTTCATCTTTCATAGGACTTTCTCTCATGTGCTGGATCGATATCAATCTTCGGGCGGCCGCATGAAGCAGTTGAAGCGCCGTGCCGAGTTCCGCAAGGAAGTGAAGGCGACGATGCCCGAGCGGACTTACGAGGCGTGGCTTGCATGGAAGGCCCTGGTTGGCATCGATAGCGACAGTGCTGCCATCTGCCGTATGGCCGACCTTTTCTTGCTTGGTGCAGTTGGCACTTTGCCCGCTCAGTTGGTGGGCGTCATTGTCGAAGTTTCCCAAAGTGCCCCGGGGTGATTGATGGCTAAAGACAAGGTAGAGCAGGCCGTGGAACTGCCTTTGGCGGAAGCAGCCGATCTGGCGACGCGTGCGGCCGCGAACGGCGTATCGACGCCCGAATATTTGGGAATCCACGTCCTGCGTAGTGCTTACGGTGCTTTGCACCCGATCGTGGCTCGCTTCGAGGCACGGGACGTTTTTGGGACAGAACGGGACGGAAGAAAAGTGATTTTTTTAATCTTTACAAATAGTAATCCTAACCGAATAGAGCGCGGGGTATGCGATGCGTGAGTATGGAAAGATACACGGTCGCTTTTGGACTAGCCGCACTATCCGGTCGTTGACTGACGACGGTCGAATTCTTGCCGCATATCTTCTGACGACCAACCACGCGAACATGCTTGGCTGTTTTTATATGCCAGCGGGATACGTTGCCGAAGACCTGAAGTGGAGTATCGAAAGGGTTAGGGAAGGGTTTGCTGAACTGTTTCAGAAGGGTTTCGCAACCTTCTCGGAAGGGTCAAATTGGGTAGTTATCCACACGTTCCTTAAGTGGAACCAGCTTGAGAACCCGAATGTTGTCAAGGCAGCGGTCAAGTTGTTCGATCAAATTCCCGATGACTGCGGCCTCAAGCCTTTACTGGCGAGGTTTATCGGAAAGTACGAGAAGCGTTTCCCTGCTGCGAAATTGAACCCTATCGAAACGGTTTTGGAACCCTATCGAACACAGGATCAGAAGCAGGATCAGGAACCAGAGCCTAAGCCGGAACTAGAAGAAGAGCAGCAGCAAGCCTCAGCAGTAGTGGTGCTGCCGCCGGGTGACGGCTATTCCTCGCCGGTTGCGAAACGAGCAACGGCTATCGCGGTGTTCCTGCGACAACGGGGAGTGCCCGGGGCAAACAGCGCGAACCCGAACATCCAAGGCTGGGCTGACGACGCTCGGGTCAGCGATGAACTGCTAGACGCTGCGCTGTCGAAAGCGCGATCGAGTCTCGGCTCGAAGCCTGCGGGCGTGAACTACCTAGCTCCGATCATCGCTGATCTGCTCAACCCAATCGCGCCGCCGAGGATGCAGCGCGCTCCAACGTGGACCGAGCAAAACGCAACAACGATCGCAAACCTTACCGGGCAGAACCGACATGCACAGCCTGACGAACGAATCATCGACGTATGAACGCCCGGACTGGCCGCTGAACGCGCTGCCGCGGGTGGCGATCGAGCGCTTGTTCGCTCTGATGTCCGCAACTTATGGCTCTCGCTTCGCATCGCTCTGGAGCGGCACGGACCCGGTGCAAATGCAAAAAGTTTGGGCTGTTGAGCTTTGGAAACTAAGCGATGAGCAGCGGAAGGCTGGCGCAGCGAATTTAACAACCCTTCCTAAGCCTCCGACGCTTCCGGAGTACGTTGGTCTATGCCGGCAGGCGCGAACCGAACAGGCGGCCTCTAAGGCGCGTCGGATTGGATTTTCTAAACAGGCGGACGAGGCGACCGTCAGGGCGAACCTAGCGCGCATCAAGCCGTCGATCAGTCGGATCTTGCGGACTGAGCCGACAGCCGAATGGGCTTTTGCCCTTTTGCTGCGCGGAAAAGGCGCATCTGGATCAGCGATCCCTTTCTCGGTACGTCGCTGCGCATCGGATGCGGTTACGTCGTCGGCCGGCGCTCGGGTTGTTGCAACGCGCCAAGACGCTGAACGGCGCAGCCAATACGAGGCTTTGAGGGATTCAGTGATTGCCGAGTATGCCGACGCCGGGCGCGAACTTTGGAGCGTGAAATGACCCCTGAAGGCGAACTGAACATTTTCCGCTGTCTCGATTTCATTCGGGACACTGCACCGGCATACGGTAAAGCCAATGGGGCAGGCCGGGCGTCTGATCATGCACGACACGCAGTAACAACACGGTGACAAGATGAAAGCAATCGAACCGACAAAAATGAACGACCTGCCGCCGCTCCCTCAGTACGACGAAATCGACGAACTGTTATATCAGTGGTATCGCTGGTCGAACGGATTCACGGAGGTCAGAGCCTATGCCCGCGCCGACTCGACCTGCCGAGATTTCCAGATCAGTCGACAGTTCATGGACCACTCGGACCTGAACGACCTGGTGGACTACCAGATCCGGAAGTCCATCGGGCAGCGCGTCGAGCCGTTCATTCACAAGCTGAACATCCGTCATCGTATCGCGGTCAACGTCGCGATGGCGAATATGCACATCGGGGCTCAGGTTTGGCACAACCCGAGGTTCCCGGGGGCGACAGAGCAGGACTACGAGGACGCCAAGGCGCTTCTCCGGCCGAAATTTATTGTCGAGGGTCTGCTGGACCGAGGTACCCGAGCATGAGCCTCGCAAAATACAAGATCGCTTTTCAAACCCAGAGGCATAACGCGGCCCGGCGGCGAATCGGCTGGGAATTGACCTTCGAGCAATGGCTCGAATGGTGGCGCGATGACATCGAGCGCCGAGGCGTCCACCCGCATAACCTTCAGATGCAACGGATAGCCGATTCAGGACCCTACGCGCTTGGGAATATTAAGGAGGGTAATCCCAAGCAGAATGCGCAAACCCGTGCTGTTGTTCGGAGAAATCGGCAAGGGTGCAAAGCCGTTCAGATCCGGCACGAGCGGGATGAGCGTCTGGTGGAGCAAGAATCAGGCGAGAAGCTGTTCGATGTTCTCGACGAGGACGAACGAGAGCTTCACAAGATGTTTTATCCACGTAGCGCCATGAGTTGCATGCTGAAGGATTGACATTGTGAAATCCTTCAATTATATTGTTGGTCAGCAGCGGGAGAGTCGCGCCCGCAAGATTTGCAAGCCCCGCCAGTGAAAGCTGAGCGGGGCTTTTTCGTTCTCACGCAGTCGCCCCGCGATCTCTCGCGTTTGCCCGCCTTGTGCGGGCTTTTTTATTTTGGAGCTTCGCCATGGGGCCGCGAACCTTCAGAGTTCAGATGTATCGCGACACGAGCATCGCCGCCGTCGGCGGCGTGCCGGGCCAAGTGGTCGCGCCGCAGGCGTCGAAGTTCGTCGACAAGGTTAGCGCGAGCTACGACACCTCGGCCGTCACGCTCGACAGCGCAGGCTTCTGGAATAGCACCAGTTATGGAATTCGCTACCTCACGCTGGCGCGCATGATGGGCGTCGGCGGCCTGCAGGTGTAGTGCGCGCCGCGCTCGGGAGATCGGCATGGCAGTGAAGATGACGCAGGACAGCCTCGGCACGGTGCTGAAATCGATCGAGGCGCTGATGCGGCAAGAGGTGCTCGTCGGCGTGCCGGACAGCACAGCGGGCCGAAAAGACGAGGGCACGCCGATTAGCAACGCTGAGATCGGCTACATCATGGAGACGGGCTCGCCGGCCAACAACGTGCCGGCGCGGCCGCACCTGGTGCCCGGCGTCGAGGATGCGCTGCCGCGCGTGACTGCGCAACTGCAGCGCGGCGTCGATGCGACGCTGAGCGGAAACCTCGAGAAGGTCGGTCAGTCGCTCGGCGCGGCCGGCACGCTGGCGGCTTCCTCGGTGCGGCTGCGCATTCGCAGCAACGTCCCGCCGCCGCTTGCGCCGTCGACCGTGGCGAACCGGTATCAGCAGAGCCGCACCAAGGAGCCGCGCAAGGCCGAGAAGGATTACGCCGCGCTGATCGACGCCGGCGCGCAGGCGGCGGGCATGAGCCTGGCCGAGAGCCAGTCGGCGGCCGGCATCATTCCGCTGATCAACACCGGCGAGTATCTGAAGTCGATCACCTACGTCGTGCGCAAGAAGGGCGCGAAGTAGGACGCTTTCAACCCAAACCCGATGGGCCGCCGCGCGCGGCCCATTTGCATTGGAGCTGCGCATGGCGCTTCTCGACGTCACCGACGTGCTACTCGATCCTGACTTCATGGATGCCGGCCTCATCTGCAATCGTATGACGCAGACGGTCGACGTCCACGGCCGCGCGACGAACACCGTCACGCCGATCACATTCTCAGCGGTGGTGACCAGCGACAGCGGCGACCTCTTGCACCGGAACGCCGACGGCGGTCGGATCGTCGGCTCGATCACGCTGCACACGCCATTCCGGCTACGTGACGGCGGCCCGGACCAAACGGCCGATACCGACGAGATCGTCTGGGAGGGCGCCACGTACACCGTGGTCAACGTGAACGACTACTCGCACTTCGGCCGCGGCTTCGTCTGCGCGACGTGCGACCTGAAACCTCTGACGGGCACCCCATGAACGACAGCTCGACTGGCGGATACCTCGCGCCAACGGTCAATGTGCCACCGGACGAGGACAACGCACTCGACGACCTGGTGCACGACCTGATTGCTGGCGTGACGGCGCTGCCACCTGACCTGGTGCGGCCGCGCTGGCAGACTACTGTTCCGGAGCAGCCGGCGCCCGATGCGAACTGGTGTGCGTTCGGCGTGAGCGACCAGGCGCCCGACGTCAATCCGGTCATTCAGCACAACGGCACGGGCGACGGCAGCGACACCTATATCCGTCACCAGGGTATCGAGGTCGCCTGCACGTTCTACGGGCCGAACGCGAAGGGCTACGCGCAGCGCCTGGCTGATAGCCTGGCAATTCCGCAGAACCGCGAGGCGCTCGGCGTGAACGATATGGCGTTCGTCGGCGTGTCGGGGATCCGCACGGCGCCGGACTTCGTCAACCAGCAGTGGATCAGGCGGTACGACATCACGGTCACGCTGCGCCGCAAGATCACCCGGACCTACCCGGTCCTCAACCTGCTTTCCGCTTCGGCGACCTCGACGACTGACTCGTCAGCGCCTGCGGCCGGCACCACCAACGTTCATCCATAGGGGATTCCATGGCAAAGGCTCTTCCGGCCGCACGCCTGATCAGCGTCGCGGTCACCTTGACCGCGCTTGCTGCGCAGGGCGCCAATCTCAACACCGCGCTGCTTCTCGGCGCGTCGCCCGTGATCAACACCGGTGAGCGCATGCGCACCTATGTGGCGATCTCGGATGTCGCCAAAGACTTCGGCACCAATGCCCCCGAATACGCGGCTGCCGAGCTCTACTTCAACCAGTCTCCGCAGCCGGCCAGCCTCTGTATCGGTCGGTGGGCGAAGACGGCGACGTCAGGCCAACTGAATGGCGGCGTCCTATCGACAAACCAGCAGGCCATCGCGCAGTGGCAGGCGATCACGAACGGCGCGTTCAACATCACCATCGACGGAACGGCTCGGAACGTATCCGCGCTGAACTTCTCGGGGGCGTCGAATCTGAACGGAGTGGCATCGATCGTCCAGGCTGCGCTCGCATCATATGCGACGGTCGTGTGGACCGGCACGCAGTTCGTGGTGACCAGCAAGTCGAGCGGCCCCGGTGCGTCGGCGAGCGGCACCATTACGCTGACGGCCACTCCGGTCGCGAACGATACGATCACCATCAACGGTACCGCAGTGACGTTCGTCGCGGCGGCGCCGTCGGGCAGCCAGGTGCTGATCGGCGGTAGCGCGGCGGCTACCGCGGCCAATCTGCAGGCGTTTCTCGCTGCATCGTCGGATACGAACTTGTCGCAGTGCAGCTATTCGACGACCGGCGCTATCACGACGGTGACCGCGATCTCGTTCGGCAACGCCGGCAATTCCATCACGCTGGCGAAGTCGAGCAGCGCCATTACGCTCTCCGGGGCGACGCTGGCTGGCGGCGTCGCGGCGTCGACGGTCAGCTACGCAACGTCGCCGGGCACCGGTACCGACGTTTCCGCGATGCTGGGTCTGACGAGTTCGGTTGCATCGGCACCCGTCGCAGGCATCGCTGCCGAGGCGCCGGCAACGTGCGCCGCGCTGTTCCTCGACCAGTTCTCGAACCAGTTCCTCGGCATGGCGTTCGCCGATAGCACGGTCGGCGATAGCGACCATATCGCCGTGGCGCAACTGATCGAGGCCGACCAGGCGCACCTCTACGGCATCACGACGCAGAACGCGCAGGCGCTCGATCCGACCGTGACGAACGATCTGGCGAGCCAGCTGAAGGCGCTGGCGCTCAAGTACACGATGATCCAGTATTCCAGCACCAGCCCGTATGCCGTGGCATCGGCGCTGGGGCGGCTGCTGACGGTCGATTTCAACGGCAACAGCACCACGCTCACGCTGATGTTCAAGCAGGAGCCGGGCATCGTGGCGGAGTCGCTCACGACCGCGCAAGCCAACACGCTCGAGGCAAAGAACTGCAACGTCTATGTCGGCTACGACAACGACACGTCGATCCTGCAGTACGGTGTGACGCCGAGCGGGATCTTCGCCGACTCGGTCTACAACGCGATCTGGTTCCGTAACGCGATCCAGACGGCCGTCTACAACCTGCTGTATCAGAGCCCGACGAAGATCCCGCAGACCGACGCCGGCAACGCGCTGATCGCGTCGACGATCTCGGCGGTATGCGACGAGGCGGTCACGAACGGCTATCTCGCGCCCGGAACCTGGAACTCGGCTGGCTTCGGCGCGCTGGCGCAGGGCCAGATGCTCTCGAAGGGCTACTACATCTACACGCCCCCGATCGCCTCGCAATCGCAGGCCGATCGGGCGGCCCGCAAGTCGGTCGTGTTCCAGATCGCCGCCAAGGAAGCCGGCGCGATCCACTCGGCCGACATCGCAGTCACGGTCAACCGGTAAAGGAGTTAGGTCAACATGGGTACTTACAGTTTCATGGATGTCACGGCGACGATCGTCGGACCGACGGGTTCGTTCTCGCTCGGCTACGGCGAGGCGACGGCCGAGGAAGGCATCACGATCACGCGCGCTGGCAACAAGAACACGATGACGATCGGCTCGGACGGCGAGGGCATGCACAGCCTGCACGCCGACAAGTCCGGGCAGATCACGCTGCGCTACCTGAAGACCGCGCCGGTGAACGCGAAGCTCATGGCGATGTACGACGCGCAGACCGCATCGAGCGCATTGCACGGCAAGAATCTGATCGAGGTGTCGCAGGCGGTGTCTGGCGACGTCATCACCGGCCGCTCGTGTGCCTTCAAGAAGGCGCCTGACCTGAAGTATGCGAAGGATGGCGACATCGTCGAGTGGCAGTTCGACGTGGTCAAGATCGATTCTCTGCTCGGGACGTACTAGCAGGTATGGCGACCGAAAAGGAAATCGGTGGTCAGCGCTACCAGCTCGGTCGCATGAGCGCGATGCAGCAGTTCCACGTGAGCCGCCGCATCGCGACCGTGCTGCCGCCGCTGATCCGCTCGTACCTCGACATGTCGGCATCCGATGAGCCGCTGACGAAGAACCTGAAGCTGCTCGCGACATCGATCGAACCCGTGATGGAGGCGCTGTCCCAACTCAAGGACGAGGACGCGGAGTACGTAGTCGGCGCCTGCATGCGGGTCGTCGAACGCCACCATGGCGCCGGCTGGGCCCACGTCTGGTCGCCGACGCAGAACGTCTGCATGTTCGATGACATCGACATGGGCGCCATGCTGACGCTGACCGGCTTCGTGATCATGGAGAACCTCGGCCCTTTTATTCAAGGGCTGCTTACCGGCCTAGCGAGCAGCCCGAGCGAGGCGACACCGGCTGGGTAAAGACGCTGCCGGGCGGCGAGGATTGGCTGCTCGCGCCGGTGCACGCGCAGATGTGCCGCTACGAGTCGCTGTTGGATGGCACGCTCGGCTTGGCCGACATCGCGCTGATGAACGACTCGCTCGCCGTGCGGGCGGACAACGAAGCGGCCGCGCGCCGCAGGCAGGAGCAAAAACGTGGCTGAATCGTCCATCATCCGCGAGTTCCTAGTGGGGCTCGGCTTCCAGGTTGACGCCGATTCCGAGAAGAAATTCACGGATAGCATCGACGAAGCCACAAAGCGCACGGAGGAACTCGACAAGGCTCAGGTGGAGGCCGGCAAGTCGGCGCTCGAGATGGCTGCGGCCTTCGGGCGTACCGCAGCCTTGGTCGGCGCTCGCACGGCTGACTTCGCGTCGAAGCTCGAGCAACTGCACTTCGCGTCGCGCCGCACCGGCGCGGCGGCCAGCAGCCTGAAGGCGGTGGCCAATGCTGCCCAAGATGTCGGAGTGAGCGCGGACGAGGCGCAGGCGAGCATCGAGAGCGTCGCGCGGTACATGCGCTCGAATCCGAGCGGAGAGAGCTTCATCCGCTCGCTCGGCGTGCAGACGCGCGACGCGAACGGGCATCTGCGCGATACCGCTGATCTCGTCGCCGACATCGGTCGCGAGATGGCCAAGCAGCCAACCTGGTTGGCGCAGAAACGAGTCGCCGATCTCGGGATTTCCGAGAATTTCTTGCTCGGGATGCGCGATCCTGAGTATCAGAAGTCCTACGACCGCGCGAAAGCCGACTACTTGAAGAGCGGCGTGGACTCCGCGAGCAATGGTGGCCACGCCATGATGACCGCGTTGCGCCATCTGCAGAGCGGCTTCGAGGGAACGGTCGGCACCTATGGGGCGCTCGGGATCAAGACCGGCGCGACGCTGGGCGGCGGCCTGCTGACCTACTTCGCTGGTAAGGAGGCGGTGCAAGCGGCCGTCGGCAATGCGCTCGGCGCCGGCGTGCAGGAGGCGGCGAAGAACGTAGCGACGGCCGTGGCCGGAGGCGCGGCGAAGGCGGCCACGCAGTCGGCGGGTGCGACGGCGGGCAAAGCTGCAATCGCAGTGGCGGGCGAAGCCGGCGGTGTCGCCGCTGGTGCATCTGTCACTGGCCGCGTCGCGAGCGTGCTCGCGCGCGTGCTGCCATGGGTGGGCCGCGCTCTCGGGGGCATCGGCTTGCTGTTTCACAGTGAGGATCTGAACCACGGCGAGGACGAGATCCTGAAGCGGCGCGATGAACGGCTGAAGCGCAAGAGGCCGGCGTTCACTGCGCTGCCTGAAGCTGCCTCGGCACCGGCAGCCGCGCCGAGGCAGCCACCGATTGGCCGAGTCTTGTCACCAAGTGCCGAAGTTCAGCCGGATGCAGCAAAGTCGGCTGCGGCCCCCTCGCTCGCGGAGCGTATCGCGAATTCAGCATTCGGCAGGCTTATCCAGCGCGGCGAAAGCGGGAAGGCCGGGTATCGCGCTATCAACATTCCGACGGTGAACGCGAGCGGCAAGACGACGTACAAAGCGGGCACCGCAGACCTCGCCAGCATGACGATCGACGAGGTGCTGGCAGCGCAGAAGAACCGGAAGATGTTCGCGGTTGGGCGCTACCAGATCGTGAGCAGCACGCTGTCCGATGCGGTGAAGGCTCTCCATTTATCCGGCAAAGAGAAGTTCGACGAGCAGACGCAGGACCGGATCTTCGGCGAGTACCTCGTCATGAAGAAGCGCCCGGAGATTGCCGATCTGCTGCTTGGCAAGAGCTCCGACTTGCACGCCGCGCTGCTGGCAACGTCGCGCGAGTGGGCGAGTGTGGAGAACCCGGACACGGGCAAGAGCTACTACGACGGGAAGGGAGGCAATCACGCCTCGATCACGGCGAAGGAACTCGAAAACGCGCTGCGCAACTCGCAGTTGGCGCTCCAGCTTTCACCGGAGAGCATGGCGGCGTCTCAACGCGGACGCCCGACGCACATCGAGGTCCACAACGACGTGAAGATCAACGTTACGGGCGCTCAAAACCCGCACGAAACGGCGCGTGCCGTCAGGCGCGAGCAGCAGGCAGTGACCGACAGGACGATTCGATACGGGGGAGGATTGACCTATGTCTTTAGTGAGTGAGCAGCCCGACGTGACCCTGGTCGACTCGAAGAGGATCGGCACAATCGCGATTCGGGCGTTGGTCGAGGAGGTCTATACCGACCAGCTCGCGGTGACCGAGAGCCCGATCGAAGACGGCGCGTCGATCAACGACCACGCCTTCATGCGACCTCGCGAATTGGTCATGAAGTGCGGCTGGTCGAATGCCGACTACGAGGCGTTGCTGGGTTCCGCTGTCGTGTCGTTCGACGCGACCGGTGCGAACTCGATGGCGACCGGCAGCTACGTCGATAGCGTTTACAGCAAGCTGCTGCAACTCCAATCGACCCGAGAGCGCTTCGATGTCGTGACGACTCGCCGGCGGTATCGGAATATGTTGCTGACGGGCCTGACGGTGGTGGTTGATCCGAAGACCAGCGCCGCGCTGATGCTCACGGCAACCCTGAAGCAAATCGTCGTCGTTGCCACGAAGGCGACGAAGTTGCCGCCGAAAGAGAATCAGATCGACCCCGCTGCCACGAGCGAGACGATCAACGCCGGTGTCAAGTCGGCCGTGCCGGCCACGCCGGCTCCGGGCGGATCGGTGCCTGCCAGTTCTTGGACGCCTCAATGAATATCCTTGAAATTCCTTTGACTGCGGATAGCCAGACGTTCAGCATCACCTTGAACGGCGTCGATCACACGCTGACGGTTCAGTGGCGCAACGCGATTGGGATGTGGTTGCTCGATATCGCGGATGCGAATGGCAATGCGCTGTTGTCGGGTGTGCCGTTGGTGACCGGAACCAACCTGCTTGGACAGTACGGCTACTTCGGCTTCGGTGGTGGTCTGTGGGTGCAGGGGGCAGGCGACCCTGATGCGCTGCCCGAGTACGCCGACTTGGGCCGCGCGTCGCGGCTTTTCTGGGTCACGACTTAGAGACGGATGATTGCTTCGCCGGATTGCCTGGCGGAGGCATTCGCTTCGGCGGGTTTTTCGATGGAGGATGGGGGCGGCGGTTCGTTGTGATTCGTCACCTGAACCGTTGTGCGACGACGAGCGCTGGGTGCGCTCCGTGACCTTGCCCCCGCGCGTGCCGCTCGACTGCCTCGGGCACTAGCCGAGGTCTGGCCCGGTGGGTAAGGCCGGGTAAGCCAAGGCACGGTGGGGTGTGGCATGGGTTAGTACGACGGCTCCGCTAGCGGAGCCGTTTTTAC